ATTGTTTGCCAGCAACAGATTGTGCACATCGGTGCGCTGTTTTGCACCAAGCATCATGACAGCATAATCGTTTGCATTGCCACGGTAAAAATTAAGAGAGACATCACGAATAATGCTTTGCCTTACCTCCTGGTTGACGTCAAAAACATTTCCAATCGGAGACGAAATGGGACCAACATTTGTAAATCTTGATCCACCTTTTGCGTACCGTCTCGATGTCCCACTTACCTCAACAGAGCAATATTCTCCCGGCGGTGATCCTATGTTTGGATCCCTTATTACAATGTTTCCATCACCCAAACCAGTAACATACATAACAATCTGTCGGACAATCGAAAACAGTTCGTTATTGGTCACGTAAGGCCACCACTACCCTGCAATAGTTACGCCATGGACGGCTATCAAGATCAACCGTTTCATATCGCTCTTGGCCACGTCCGTTAGCATCAAATTCCCATTCGTCAGCAGGCTGTATTTCGGCCAAAAGACCATCATTAACATATATTTTTCTGATATCGGAAATACGACGTCCGCCAACATCAAGATGCTGTATTTCTCTTGCTGTCAACGGCTGCACATTAACAGAGTGAGGCGTTTTGTCGCCGTCAGACTGGACAGGGAGGCCGTTAACGTACCCGCCTGACTTTACAATACGATTAGCAAGCAGAGATTTAAACGTGACATCAATATGACCTGACATGTTCAGACTCATATTCCCTCACTTTGCTTTTCACTGGTTGTAATAAAAGTTACTGCGCCTTTCATTTCACCGGTATCCACCAATGGATTGGAAGAACCTTTTCGCTTTATCGTTTCCGCAGTATTTGGCGGATATTTCAAGTCAACTATTTCCTGTTGCACCGATGCCTGGGCAATCGCACCGACCCCGTCCATCACGCTTTCTGGCGACGCATCACCGGATATAACAAGCTCTGCCTGATCTGTTATAAATTCAGATATATCACGTCTCGCATTGTCAACACCTTCCCTCAGTGTAGGACGTTTAGGTATGTTATCCGTTCCAAATTCATGGGCAGCCGCTACAGAAACAATAGACGTTCCATCGTCATATGACCCTGCCTTTTCTGGATACCCAACCAGTACAGTTTTCGACATTTCCTTCAGGCGGTCAACTTCTTTTTTAAGAGCTGCCTTTAATTTTCTTTCGCCGAAAAAACGTGTGAAAATCAAACGGCAACCGCTCCCATTCCAGCGCGCTTACGCAATCGAGAAAACTGCTGGCCATATTGCGTTGACAACAGCCATTGGTCTCCGCCATTGATTGGCGAAACAACGTTAAAGGATACTGATTCGTCTCCCACTGATTTAGATGATACCTGGCTTTTAGCGTCTGCATTTACACCATTTACGCAATATCCTGATGGATACTCTGACAAAAGACTGTGCGCGGCGTACAGAAACATCCCTCTCTGTTTAAGATTGCCGCACACATTATCATATGCTCCCCATCCAGATCCTCCTGTTTCCGCGTCGGCATTGCACAAATACGAGTCGAGGACAGAATCAGGCCAAGTTTCCACGCTAAAAAAAACAGGCGAAAACTCTCTAAATGCAGTTATGATTTCAGGCTTAATTTCCATTTTTTACCTTAATCTGCCAGAGCTTTTTCGATTTCAGTAGAGAGACGTTCGCTGCCCCATCGATTATCAACAGTAATGCCAAGATCAATAGCCTGGGCACGCAGATCTGACAATTCATCATCCGATCCTGCCTCTTCCGACTCTCCATCCCGGACCAGACTGCCATCTGCAATAAGAGCCTGGCAGTATTTTCCTTTGGCCACTTGACTTGGGACTTCAATGGCATCACCGGCAGGCATAAACTGGAACTTTTCAACATTGCCATCAATGACGTGCTCAATTGTAATCAGCCGAGCACAATTGTTTTTGATTTTCATAGTTTCCCCTTAAACCATATCACGGTATGCGGCAGAGCCAGGATAGCGGAATTCAACGCCGCCGACTTTGTATTCAGCAGGCACTTTAATCTGCAAATCTTTTGGCTGCGGAGCCAGCGAACGCCACGCCATAGGCATCTTCATAACGAGATTTTCGTCATTAAGCTCATAAGCCATTAGTCGTGGAACATTTGCGGTACCGGCAGTTTTAAGCTCGAAATTAGGCTTAATGGTAAGCGGTTGACCGGTGTACGCCGTGTAAAGATTGTTCTTTTTAAGAAATTCCAGAACAGTCGTATCAGTGCCGGGTTCCATACGTGTTTCTGATAGCACCGCCCACTTATCAGACGGCATGGCCAGAACATTTGGCAGGTGAGTTTCTGCACTGTTTTGCCATACAGCAATCAACGCTGCATTTGCATCAGCGACGATCTGCGGTCCGGTTGCTGTTGCCCAGTCCACAGTACTGGTGGAGAGCTGTATATTTGGGTTGTTGAACAAACCAAACATACCACGATCCGCATCACCACGAAAAGCCAAACGCTGACAGTGCTCCTGAAAACCACGCAGCGAGGATGCAGCTTTGGCCGTGTCCAGGGGAATATTCATGGCCTGAGATTTGCGCAGCTCATCGAGACTGTACGAATAGCTGTTACCAGCATAACCGACTTTGATCGTCGATTTGTTTGCATTGATGTCTGACTGCGGAAGGTCGCGTGCGTTTGCACCAACGAATTTGCCAATAGTCACAGCATCGTAGGAAATGTACTCGATAGAATCAACCCACTCAGGGTCGCTGGTATCAACAGGGACAAATTCCTGGTAAACGATATTGCGATATTTCGCCTGATAAATTTTCGCTTCCAGCGCAGCAAGCTGGGAGATATAAAACGCCAGACCGTCGTCAATCGTCGGGATAGCCTCATCAAAGCTGATGGACACACCATCGACCACTACTGTTTTAATCGGCATTACATTAACCTCCAATCACAAGCGAAATTTTGGCAAGATTACCTGCCGTCGCTGTCGTAGTAAATTTTGCGCCAGTAATCTGGATAGCACCACCAGTTGAAACGTTACGAATTGTTCCGTCTTGTCCAATAAACACATCATCACCAGGAGCCACTGCATTGACAGCAGTTACCCAGATAACACCAGCAGTCAGGATGGAAAAGTCACGTCCGTCTTGTGCGCCGAAAACCTCACCATTAGTGTATGCCCGGTCCAGCGTACGGCACGCAATACCAATGATTTGGTCAGCCGTAAATACAGCACCGGCAATTTTTGCAGCATCGTCACCATCACGGATAACACCGTAACCGTAAGGGATGTTTGCGCCGGATTTGTTCAGTTTTGAAATTGTATTGGCAAGCTGCAAATCTGCAATCTGTCCCTGATATGCCTCAGCATGCTCCAGCGAGTATGTAGTTTGTACGGACATTATTCGTCCTCCCCTACTGTTTTGCGCCATCCGCCTACGATGCCGTCGGTGAATTTATTACGCGGTGATTTTTCTGTCATCGTATCTTTGGTCATGTCTTTGGCCAACCCGTCGAGAGAATCTTTTGCCTTTTTCTTTTCTTTGTCTTCGTCCTCAGCTTCTTTTTCTTTGGCTTCTTTGGCCATGTCAAAAGCGGCGGTAACGTAGACGTCGGATTCTTTCGACCAGTCCCGGCTGTTGCGGGTATCGGTCATGGCTTTGCGGCGGATAACCATTGTATCAACGCTGTCACAAATAAAATCTTTACCGGCAATCAGCTTTGCGTCTGCGGTAACGGAAACAATCTCGGCCAGCCGATCAGAGATAGCAGAGTCGCCAGACTTTTTCTTTTCTTTCTCCAGCTCTTCTTCTGCCATATCCTTTTCGGCCTGCGCTTTATCGTGCTTCTTTTCCATTTCTTCCATATCGGCAGTCAGCGTGGAAATTTCTTTGTTTTTCCGATCAAAGATATCGGTGATCAGCGTAGCAGTCGAAGAGTCTGCAACCTCTACTGTTCGCCCATCCAGTGTAATCAGCGGCATAACGCCCTCCGGTTTGTTGTCAAATAATTTTGCCCGGTTACCTGCCCGAGCTTTGTCTACCAGCGCAACGTGATTGATTCTGATATCACGTTGTACAAATTCGTATTTCTGGCCGTCTTTGGTAACGCCGGGCTCATGGATATACTCGGCCTCGTATCCAGCGGACAATTCAACTTTTCCGGATTCGACATCTTTTATCGCTTGCGCATCCTTAATCACCAAGCTGGCCAGCACGTAATCACCGTCCTGGGTGGCTGGTCCTGACACATGCCCAATAGCTACTCGCTTAAAATTATCGGCATTAACCATCGTATCCGGATGATCGTTGCAGGCATCAGCGTCAGCGTATGATGCGAGAGAGTCAGCGGAAAAAACCTCTTCCGGTGGCCGGTATACATTAATCACATCAGTGGGCGCACGGTCCGACAGTCCTAAATCGCGAGCCAAGTATTGCTGTATTCCCGTGCGCGCCACCCGGCCAGGCACTCTCAGATATCCCTCATCCGTATATTCCCGGGACGTAGGTTTAAATGTGGCCCTATCGAGCAGCAATATCCTCATATTCGCGGACAATAGTTAACGCTGTGACCAATGTCAAACTTTCTGCTTGACATTGAAACGGTTATGCGTTACGCGTCTGGAAATTAAAATAATCACCCCCCGTGTTGACGGGCATTAACTATTGTGTAATAATCTTTTCACGGTTTGGGATTGGCCCGAACCTAATATGGAGATTGAAACCATGGAAATTTTAGTTAACAACATCGTTAAAGAAATTGAAATTATCGACCCAGAAACAGAATGGAACTGGGAGATGGATCTAATTGGAAACCATAATGGATTTGATGGTTATGACGAAGATCATGAAATGTATACAATGGAGGAAGAGACGTTTGAGTGGTGGAGCAACTACTGCAAATTAGAGCAGGAAATACAGAATAAAGCCAAACAGATACGCGACATCATTGATGTTGACGACTGCGAAAAATTTAATGAAGCGATGATTGAGTACGCGAATACTGACCTGGATGATGTGCAACATTATCAAAAAGAAGTCATTGAAGAATGGGAAGAAAATATCAGAAACATGGATTGGTGATATCATTTATGTTGCTTTTCCCTGCGGAATATCGCTCACATTAAGTGGATTTTAAGATTTTTTTAATCACACCAAGGAGAAGAACATGACCTTTTTAGATTTTATGGGAATTTTTGCAGGATTTATGGTGTTGGGATGTATTTTTATTGTCACATTGTGGTGGAGAGTCACCAAATATCACAACCGTGTTTACGGCATCATCGAAAACGAATATTACCTGCACATCACCAATGACGAACTTGTAACTCAGTGCTGGTGGGACAAGAAACCGGTTTCAGAAGCCGCATATCTTGTAAAACAAGCCTGGTTACAAGGTGTAAATAATTAATGACAGATCCCCGGGAAATCCCCGGGGACATTTTATGTCGTAAATCATAAGGGGAACATGATGAAAAAACGTACAGGACCGCCAACAATATGTCCCAATGGCGAAAAGCAAAAAAGAATCAACATTGCCTTAAGTAAAAATTACCAAGACATGGCAAAAAAAATAGGGTCCGGTAACCTCAGCGGCGGGATACGGTCGGCGCTTGATTATTATGCGAGCAACCACAAATAGTGTTGCCGCACTGTAATTGTTGTGTTACTATGTTTAATAGGCTACGTTATATTCTAATAAGGCTCTACCTGAAGCGCAGGGTAATCAGTAAATAGAGAGATCATCCGGTGTAGCGATACGGTGCGGGTGTAGGGGGAGAGATGAGTATGGTTATACCCCCGGTGATTTATAAAACGAGGCGACACCACCAGCGCGCCTATCTATTTAACGGCTAGATATCTAGCACCTTATTGGGATATAACGTAACCTATTACCGGGACTGAGATAGTGAAACCGTTGACCTGTAACGCTAACCAGTTACAATGGCGCATGAGCAAAATTATCAGGTGCCCAGAGTGTAAGAAACGCAGGCCGGTGAGAAACGATGCAAAGGTGTGCTCACCGGCTTGCCGGATTAGGAAATTCCGCAGGTTGACCAAAGAGAAGAGAAAAAAGGTTACTATTTAATCAGTCTATCCACCATCTTCCGAGTCATGGGCTTTGCCGTGCATCGGCACTCATAATCCTGCCCGGGCGATATGCGCTGACCTGAGTCACTAATTGGCAGGTCATCCCACCGGTACACACCGGGGCCAAAACCAACATCGGCGCTGGCTATTTTCTCGTGTCGTTTTCGTACGCGATCATCGTCAGAGTCGATCCACTTAAAAAACTCAAAACCTGCATGCTGTTGCCTTTTTTTCGTAATGTCGGCATTAATTTTTGACGTTTGATCGCGGGCGATAAATTTAGCCCGGGACTTGGTTGCTCTGAATTTCTCCACGAGTTGCTTGGCAATGGACCCTGACCGCATGCCAGAGCGCATATTGCTCATCACCATGGTCTCTATCTGGTCCAGATGCTGGGCTGGTATGGACTTAATCAGCTTTACATTCGCCGCCGTGGACGCCTCGATATAATCATTGATTTCGGGGGTTTCTCCGTATAAATTTATACCGATTCCAGGCGCTGACCTAACAAATCTCCTCTTGCCAACATTGACGGCATGATTAACAAACCGGCCAGCTTGGTGCTCGGCCCACAACACAAACGAGTCGCCCAGCCATTTGGCAGCCAGCGACTGGAACACCCTGGCAATAACGTCACTCCACCCGTCTGCGGTGTATTGAGGCTCTGTCTGTTTAATTGCTGGCAACAGCTCACGATTGATGTCTTTGCGCAGCTCAATCAGCATGCGCTGCAACTGAGAATTATACGCGCGACCAGCTGCGTATGAGGGGGCGACCGCACGCGTGCGATCTGACCCCTTCAGAGTCTCGTTTAGATGGTCCTGACGCGCCTGTTTACTCGTCGGAACCAAAATTATCACCGTCCGTTAAATCATCCTCTCCAAACTGGTAGATCTCTTTGGATTGGAGGGTTTGTTGGACCTGGTTTATCTCAATCACATGATCCTCCAGATAGATACGGTCACGCTGGGCATTGATCAGCTCGGCCTGTGATTGCTCGATTACGTTCGCCTTTTTCAACGTATTCCAAGAAAAATCGAAATCGTCCGGCATCTGGCCGACAGCAGACCGGACCATAACCTGATCAAGATAGGTAAGTGGACGCTCCAGAGCATAGCCGCGATTGGATATAATACTGTCGTAGTAATTGTTTAAATCTCCCTCTCCGGTAGAGTTTAGACCGGCAGGAGCCATACCAAACAACTTGGTGGCCGGGATGCCAACACATCCAGACAGCCACAGCATAAGATTGTCCATTACAGGAGCCACGCCAGACAGTGATAGCGTTTGCCGATCCAACGTTTCGCCACTATCCAAAAGTGCCATATTTACGATGGATTTCATTTGCGAAAAAAGCTCGTACCGTTTCTTGATCGCCTCCTCTTGATCGCTGGCCAGCTCATCGGATAGGCCCTCTCTGGTAATCGTGTCAATGTTGGCTTCTTGCATTAGCTCGGCGATGCCATCTTTTGACGAAACCACGTCCTTGATATCTGTCAGGCATTTGCGTACCTCACTGTCCCCCCATCCCTGGGTGAGTGCCATCAATCTGCGGGGCAGGCGGGCACCAACAAACCGGGCGAAATGAGACCAGTGAATTTGTTGATTTCCACCCTGGACCCTGTAGTGCTCGGGCAGTAGGTAATTTTCAGACAGCGGATTTGTGGTATTGATAGTCGTCGCGCCCAGTTCCCAGCGATCAAATACCAGCAACCGCTCCAGGCCGCCTTTTTTGATTTTGGTAACGTCCAGGGGTTTTTCCAAATCTTGGTTGGTGAGCATCAGGACAGCGGCACCACCGTGCAGGCGCGCCCAAGTCATTGCTTCGACGCAATTGTGTTTTAACGATACCCGGGATTCCTCTGCTTCAATTTCCTCGGCAAAATCAGATTTTATTGCCCGCCACTCCCTTGTCATATCCTCCGGCGGAACGTCACAAATTCGGCGGACGATCCAGTTTGTCTGGTACGCCGCGTCCATCTCCATCCAGCTATTGCCAACGCTCTCCAGCAAAAACTGATTATGCGCGCGCTTCCCACGGTTGGTGCCGAGACCAGAAACTAAATTCTGCAGCCCATCGGCAGCGCTCATAATTCTTTGTTTGATTGTCATAAAATCTCTGCCAGTGATGGTTTGGATGAGTGTAGCATCATAGATATTGCGTCGCACATTGGGTCAATCTGATCATCATAATCGTGCGCATCATCTGCCGTAAAAGCCTCGCACTCGGCGATAAAATCAGACACCCACGGAGCTGACTCCGGGATCATTACATAACCTGACTCGATATATCCAACAACGTCCTGTACGCGCGTGTATTTGTCTGTGCTGCGCGGGATCTCTTTAACAGGGATTCGTGGGACTATCGTTTTTCGCATGCGTTGTATCAGCTCGGTTCCACTACTTTTATCCTCGATTCCAAAATACCGCAATGGGGATGACCGGTCAGCCTTGTGCTTATTCCAAAAATCAGGAAACCTTTTCTCCAGCTCATAGGCTTCAAATTTATCTCTTAAAATATCCAATAAATACAGTTTTCCATCGTCACCCAATCCCCAGCATTCGGCGACCTGATAGTCGTTCGACTCCTTTTTCTTCTGCGCCGTATCGCCAAATATTGCCCTGTATTTGATCTTTGGTAGCTGCGTATACCGACCAAACCACTCTCCCTTGATGATGTTTCCACCTATAATGTTTGGCGTCTGCTGGTAAAGGCTAAGCCAACTATGCGTGTCCATCCTCTCTTTTCTGAGCATAAGAAAATCTATGCTTTTGTGCTCAGGGAAAAGCGCCTCTCCAACCTCCCGTCCATTCTCTCCTTTCTCAGCAATCGCCGGATAAACCAGATATTTTATATCCGGATTGTTTTCCATTAATCTCCCAATTGGATCATCAATATGCCACCTGGTAAGTATTGACAAAAACCCTGCAAATTCAGAAAACCGGGTAAAAAAATCATCGTTTAGCCAATCCCAAGCTTTATCTCTTACAGTTTTTGAATTGGCTTCGGCGCGTCCTTTTATCGGATCATCAACAAAACCAAGATCAAGAGATTCACCGGTTATTGCTCCACCTATTGTCGTATTTCTAAAACCACCATCACTGTCAACATATTCAAGCTGTTCACTGTTTCTTAGATAAAATACGTTTTCTTTTTTTAATGTTTTTGATCTAATTTTAGTTTCTGGGAATATCCTCTGGTATATATTGCTGTCATATGTTCTTTGCAATCTTAGATTTGCCCGTATTCCAAGTCGAGAAGAAAATGACGCATATATTGATTTAAGGTTTGGATTTTTTCCAGCAATCCATGATATCAAATCAATAACTTGCAATGATTTCCCGTGCTGAGGAGGAGCGGCAATAACTAATTCTGGTTTGAGTCCTGCAAAAAAATCCTCAGCGAATTGTTGCAAGTGCATGGCCACCTCTCTTTGCCACCAACCATCTTTCATTCCTGGATTTATGAGCTGACGGTAGGCGTAGAAATCTGTCCTGGACGCCCTTATTTTCTGCTCAAGAAGAAGATCAAGAACCCTCTTGTTTGATGCCATATTTTTCAAGTTCTTTTTGTAGCTCCTCGTCAGTTAAGTCTTTTTCTGTTTTGTCTTTTACAGTGACCTCTGATTTTTCGGTGAACATTGACAGGTGTTTACCAAGCAATTCAAGATTGCCTTTTTTGCTCTCCGTCTTGTACGTTATCTCCCTGAATTCACCCTGATCTGTTACCGTTGTTTTTTCCTTAATTTCGGTGATGCAAGCGGCCACATCCCGGGGTAATTTGTTCGGCGGAATCAGATTCCCATCATTATCATAAAAATCTTGAGAATTGCTAAAGGCCAACTTTTCGATTTCAACGGCAACCCTGTCAGCGGTTATGCCCAACCGTCTGAGCCGATTATCCATGGCGCCCTTGACGGCCTTATAAACATGAGGCTTTAACTTACCATTACTAACCCAACAATAAGCTTTTGTTCTGGCTACTGTTTCGCTGAATCCTGCCTTAATTGCTGCCTCCCTTGGATTAAGACAATCCAGATAATAAGCAACAAAAAGCCTGTCTTTTGGGTTTGTTTCCGTCTCTTTTTCCTGGATATTTTTGTCTTTTTTTCTTTTTTCCATCAGAACACCCGAATATAAAGCGTGGCGCAATCTTTGTATTGGCCGCCATTTATTTCGATGTTATTTTTTGCGGTGATAAATTCTCCAGATACTCCACCCGACAAAGTAATGGTTGTTTTGTCCAGTGTTATTGTGTCGGATACTGCTGTACCTGATGCAACAGTCCATACTGATGATGTTATCGGATTGGTCGCAACATCAATTCCAAGATTTGTGTAAAAGCTTGACCAATCAATGGTAAACGGTTCTTCAGAGCATGCTGATTTCTTTTCGTACATTCCAAAAATTCTCCACCGTCCTAATGCCGATATGATCACCCCAAATGATGGCGACCCGTTACCCGATATGATTAAAACAGTTTGTTGCCCGCCTGGCGACGCTTGAGACGATGATATGGCAGATACCAATGCGCTTGATATACTCGATAAGGTCTCATCTCCGCCATCCTGTTGATTTACTGATAATGATGCCAGCGCTGATATATTTACTACTGACTCGCCAGATCCTACCTGATCAAAAAAAACTGAAACAGGAACATCGATTACTATGACTGACTGATCCCCCGCGTTTACTTGATCAAATGATATTGAGCCAATAGCAAAAAGTGGCACCGAAGCCGTATCTCCTGGGCTTAATTGATCACACGAAATATCAGATATCAACAACTGATCAATACGGTAGTAGTCGAATAGGGCGGTGTAAGCTGGCGGGCTTGATCCTGCATTGCCAGCGAATATCCCGGCGCTGGATACGGCTATCGGATGCGTAAACGATACGGCAGTGGTCCAGTTGGTACCGTCCGACGAGTAACTCTGAGTCCACACGTCAGCCTGTCGCCGTACCCGCAGGTATATCGGGGTGCTTCCGGTTATGACCGTATTGACCTGAATCGTTGGGGTACCGCTTACAAACGACGCCGCAAACACAAAAAGGTCAGTACCGTTGCTATAAAAATCAAAACGAATGAAATTCGTAGGATCCTGTTGTGCCAAAAAACCTTGGATTTGGAAATTTTGTGTAGGTACCGTGTCTAACTTAACCTCGGAATAGAAGTCCTCATCTGGTAACGGGTGCGTTACCCTCGCCGAGTCGTTGCCCGCCGTCCAGATATCGTGCGCTACACCCGCCGGTACGTCCAGCTGTAGTTGTGTACCCGTCACGGCAACCGACGAGTCACCAACCGGGTCAACGAACGTCCACTGAGGGTCAAGCGACGGTGCGTTAAACTCGTCAGAGTATGACCCTGGCACCGGCGGCGTGTTTATCAGGGCAAAAAAGGACTGTTGCCCTGAAAAAGAACTTACCAGTGAGGCATCGGTGGCCGTGATGCTGTAAAAATACTCAATTCCCGGGGTTAGCGCCGGAAGCGTTACTGCATGGCTTGTGGCCAGTGTGCCGGACGTTACGTTGCCGATCTCGTACGCCGGGGTAGTGCCGTAGTCAACGACCCCTGTAGTCGGAGTATCCGTATCCCAGCTGACTATCGCCTCACGTCCGCTCCCGCCATCTTGCACCAAAACATTAATGTTGCTGATTAAAGGCATAGTTAGATGCCATCATCATAAGCTTCTGTGTTTATCCACGGAGACGATATTTGCACAACTTGTCCAACAACAATTGACGGATTATCAATTGTTGCGCCATCAGTCCCGGCAGTGTCAAGCAAGCCAGACTCCAAAAAAACGCCAGCTTGTGTATTAATTTGATAATGACCTACGGTTCCAGCTGCGTCGGCAGACTGATCAGACGTTATGGCGGATGATGTTAAAACGCCGTTTACTGCGGTACCCCACCCTGCCGCATTACCGGTTAACTGCGCGAGCAACGTTCCCTGTCCGCCAACTCCGGCGTTAGGCCCGGAGCGTACTTGTATTTGCGCGCTTGCGCCTCTCTGAGTTCCGAGCGGGGTCATTGTTGCATTTCTAAGAGCATCAGTTCTGCGGATTGTCATTGCGCACCTCCATCAACCATTGCTACCGCATCAGTTACATCAACTCCCTCTGTCACAGCAGCCTTGATGATGTTTGCATCACGTCGGCCACGACCGTTCAGAGCAGCGTGTAATCGCTCCTGTGAGGCTCGCACGTCCTTAACCAGCGGCTTTAATTCGTCGATATTATCCAGCGAGTATTTGTCACGTACTGTTTTTAGCCATTCGTAGCAGATTTTCACTTTTTCTGCGTCGAAACTGTCGCCATTTGCAGAAACAATTCCAGTCTTGAATACCTCCAGCGGCTTGGCAAAATCATCAGGGTTTTCTGGGTCATAATCCGGGGCGGATTTTGCATGTATCTCAACAATCCATTCTGGCCCAGAATTGTTGATTATCGGATATGCTGTTGATAGACGGTAATCCCATACCTCCAAAATATCTTTACCGACAATATCTGCACTCATAGACAATTCTCCAGTGTAAATATAAAATTTATTATTATAGTTTAATCTACCATCAGGATAATTGCGACCTATAATCAGGGTGAGCCGTCACTATTTGACTAAATATTAACCACACCTATAATTAGATATGATCTATATTCGCCCATTTTTTTATTACGGACGGATCATCTGGGTGCCATGCAGCTCAGGTGGGATTAACGTTGACCTGCGGACAGTAAAATAATTGGCTCACAGGTGACTAATGGGCCTTTACTGGACACCAAGAAACAAACCCCTCGCCCAATAAATACCACACGCCAAAATAATCCATAATCTCAGTAAATCATATTGTAAAAACCACAAATCGTATTGTTCGGAACCGTTGCCATCCTCGGCAGGCGGTCAGCCATCCCAATGTGTCCAGATTAAGCCCGATTTTGTTTCCGTTGGCACCGGCCCAAGCGCCCAATTTGTGGTTTTCTGCGTTGATATCGCTCAACTGTTGGTTTACCCGTCAGCGGTTTGGTCAGTTTTGCGGCGAAAAGAAAGAAAACTTGAAGAAAGACACGTTTAGGGATAAAATGCTCTCATCGGATGGCCGCTAAACCTGATCCGAACTTGTCCAGTATAACCCATAGTGCTGGTCATGACAAAGCCCGATATCCTCCACGGATGCCGGGCTTTTTTATTTCCTCGTATTCTTCTGCAAAAATACTCCTACACTTATTTGTATCGTCTTGATAAATAATAGTTGCATTGTCCGCCACTGTGATATACAATATCTTTAACGGTTGAGGAACTAGCCAAGACCTAAAGCCAAAAAGGATACACGGAAATGACTACACTATTTTCTCGCACATTGAACGACGGCCGCACACTTACCTGCACCATGACAAACGGCGAGCCTGTATTTGATATCGACGGAGATGTAAAACGACCCCAGTCAATGGTAGGTATCTGTACTATCGACGATCTTCGGGAAGATCCCCGGGCAGGGGAGGTTGTGCGGGCGATGGAAGAGAAGGGCGCCAAGGTAATCTGGAACTATCAGATCTGCTTATACGGAGACGAACCTGCCATGATTGAAGAGGCGAGAGAGGCGTATTATAACCGACCAGAAGTACGGCTCCCCCGCGAACGTGAAGAGTTGGTATACGCTATTAGTGCAGCATGTGACGCTTGGGAGGTTGCATGCGAGCGGGATTATGCAGAAGATACTGGGTTACACGAATCACATAAGGCGGAACATGCTGTGCGCGACGCCGAAGCCAAATTAAGAGATTTTGACGCTGTTCATCCTGAGGTAGCCGCAAAAATCGCAGAAGAAAAAAAGGCTGAAACTGCCCGCCAAATCCAAAGCGCATTAAACGCTTAAAAAAAATAGGAGGAAATCATGAAAGACCTTACCAAAATGACGAATGAAGAAATTGAAAACGCTTTTGTGGAAATGGGTTGCTCCAGCTGCATGGTTGACGACGAATATGGATGCAATGTTGTTTTTACCCATGACACAATTAATGATTTTTTGCGCGCCGTTAAAAATTACAACGAATATGGCGAAATTACCCATAATGACAATAGTTTGATTATTGCATCAGTGCAACCACGCAGAGGGGATCAGCGTTACGATGTATATGTCATTGATTTTGGTGATATTCGCGGCGTTTGCAATGATTAACAAAAATCAACATAAGGAGGAAAGATAATGTATACATACAAAATAACCGGTCCTGTAAATTACAACGAAGCAGAAACCGAGGATGGCTACGCTACTGTAAATCTTGATGAAACGTTTGAGGTCGCGGAATTGGGCTGCCAAAATGCAAAAGATAAATTTTTTGAACAAAATCCACAATACGATGATTTTTTTGGTAGAGCACGCTCGCATGATGTAAAGACCTGTGGGAATGAGCTGGCGCGATTTGTTGACCGTACTTGTGCACGAAGAGTCATTTTCATTGAGCACGTAACTGATGCATAAAAAACGACCAAACATAAGAAAAACACCAGCACAGCTATGCAAGCTTGCTGGACTAAAAAGCCTGGCTGAGCTTGCTGAGATAACCGGATCGCATGAGCAGACCATTAGGCGATGGCCAGAAACAAAACCAAAATTGTGGGCCGCTGTTTTGCTTGGTGCTGTTAAGATAAAAAATCGCAGAATGGAGAAAGAAAGTTATGACAGCAACAAAAACAGCGGATAGGCTGGCTTTTGAGTCTTGGATTTTAGGAGACCCATTAACCTCAAGGACCATTGAAAGAAACAGTAAAGGCGAATACATATCCATGCAAACAAGTATATCCTGGGAAGCATGGTCAGCCTGCTGCCGCTACCGGGATGCTGGTGGAATTGAACAAAAATGCTTTGAAAGCTATCAAATAATGTTCGAACAAGAAAAAAAGAGGGATTGAAGTGATTAACGACCATTGGTATTTTGTATCCGGCTGCCTGCAGGACTTGCAAAAAGAGCATGATATTTTAAAAAAAGCGACTACTGGCCTGATTTTGCCACCAGAATCACCGTTGATTTGCCCTTTTTTTGAGGTGTCTGACATGTTATTAAAATCATTAAGCATGATGATTAATGATAATGACAAAAACATTGACTGGTTTGTTTATGAGTGTGATTTTGGCCGAAATCCACAAGAAGCTGGATGCAAAAACAGTATGAAATTAATCGACAGCCATGATAGATTGCGATGGCTGATTGAACTTGATTGTAAAGAAAAAAATGAAATAATTAAATGATGTAAAAGCGGGATATATTAAAATACGCTATTTTATTCCTATATCAGAAAGTATTTCGTCTATGCTTGACACAATCCGATAATGCCCAGCCCATTCCCTCTCAAGCTTTATCTGAGAGGGTTTCTTTGCAGACTCAAGGATATACCCTGTTTTCTTGCTAACAGCGTCAGGGCTCTTTAATTCAAACCAAAATGTCCGCCCAAGGTACCCACAAAGTATATCGTCCTTTTCCGTCTCAACGGTAACCCCAGGGATTTCCCGTAACGCCTTAACTATAGAATTCTGGTTTCTGTCGACTTTAGCGGATCTACGATTCTTCAATCGTTACTTCCTTTCGATTATCATCATTATTATGATGTTTGCCATTTTTTTCTGTAAAAATAATGGCAAACTCTGCTTTTTCATCCCCTCCAAGAGAGTCCCATTGGTTATATTCATCAGCTTGATTGTTCCACGCGTCAATAACATTTTGTAATTCCATAATTTTTACTTTCTCATGAATTTTCATAATTATGTTGATAATATCTAATATCAAGGCAAACATTCCTGATATTAATAAGTTATACGTCATCACTCGCGTAGACAATCTCGCCACTGTCATTAAAAATCCTCATCTTGTAATTCGGGTGACAGTTCGCTAATCGCTTATCGCCGTCAAATAATACGTTTAAATTTGCAGCATGATTGCCGCCCCATATTTTCCCCGGCTTGCCGTTAACTTCACAGCGCTGCCCTTTTTTCAAATGCGGCAAATCTCTGTATTCAACGACGCTGTTAATTGCTTTCTGTGTGTTATCCATAACTTTTCTCCTATTTAGTTAATAAAACGTATAACAAGGAATTTCAAGCGGACAAGCCGCTTAAATGCGACGTTATATTACTTGCACCATTTTCCATTTGGGCTTTTAATCGTATGCTTCGTGTACTTTCTAAAAGCGTGGTAGTACACAACAACCCCCTCTCGATCAGTGTCCTTGCCCTTAAGCTCTTCGAGTAAGTCTGGAATGGTCTCAGGCTTCAGCATCCCCTGATATAGTACCGGTACAACATCACAGCATTTTGGCCTGTTTGAGTTATTCTCGTTCCAGCGGAAGGTGTTAAACAGGTACAAGTGCTTTCTCTCAAGCTGTAGCGGGTTATTCTGTATGCCAGGCCCAGCCCATTCGCCGTAGTGATAACCATCACCCATTGTCGATAGCTCACCCTTATTTTCTTCAACCCATGCTGCAAAACCGTAGTTATCGTCCTCTGGCGTTATAAATCGCTTCCGCGACTGAACCCCAACTATCGCACCATCTGCAATAATTACGCAGGCATTTGTACCATCTATTTTCTCACTAATGGTTACGTTAAACGGGTTCTTTCTTTGTATCTTTTCCCATGCTTTAAATTCAACAGTCATTATCATTCTCCAATGATTAAAACGTAATATAACAAGGCAAATGCACTCCGACAAAATAAAGCGGTGCTTGCCCTGTGTTCTTTTTTAGTTAATTTGCCGCTTTATTTCGCGGGTGATTTGCGACGTTAGGCGATTACACAGTCGCCAATTTCGCAACACCGCACCCTGTCTATCCTATTCCAGTATGGCGGACGAAGCCTTACCTCTCTATATCCATTATCATCGGGCAAATAGCGCATGGCCAGTCCATCTTTTATTAGAGAGTAATCATTATCTGACTCAGGGTATTCAATATTGATGATCTTGCCGTATCCATATGATCTTTTTTTTCCTAGGTGTGTTACCTCACGCAATAACCGCTTAACCTCTTTTCGATTTGTTTGACTTCTGTGTTTCGTTCTGGTTCATTTTGATATTCCTTTCGGCGCTTGCGCCGGTTAATAATGACGTTAGGCATCCCATTGTTGCGCTTGATGTCTCATCTTCTTAGCTATTTTTCTCATTTTATCCATACCGATATAACTTTCTAAGTACGGGACTGGTGGGGGAGCATCTATATCGTGCTCAGATAAGTAGTGATTCAAATCAAACTCAAGCATTTGCTTTGTTTTATTTTTTGCATCTCCTTTGAGTCCGCGCCCTGTTATGGACTTCTCGATTATGTTGGCATCATCATATCTGGCTCGCTCAATCAAGACAGATAGCAAGTGCGAAAACGACCCTTCCAAGGTGTAGCTGTATTTGAATAATAAATTGTGCCTGTCAACTAGCGTGTTTTCTCTCTTGTCGCTCCACTGAGGAAACAAATTAACCCGTTCCCACGCCATAGGCGTAGCTGCGGAAGGTCTAAATGGAGTGCTCTGCAAGATGAATATAATTCTCTGCTTTGGTTCTGCGCAGTTAATTGTATCAATTAGCTCCTGCTCATCTTGCTCTGTCTCGCCTGGGAAATTGCAAATATTATAAACAGTCATTACTGTTGTCTCGGGCTTCCTGCCTCCAAACATATCTTGTATCACAATATTGTTTTCACACAAATCTCCAAGATGATTTATCCCTTCAATTATCATTTTGTTAGATATTCGCTTACCGTAGGCATATCTAATGCGCTCACTGAAACCGTCTATCGCTGTTCTTAATCTTCCCTGTTTTTTGTAAAGTGCAAGTATGTCTCTGTATAGGATTTCTTTGCTGGACTCACCGACAAGCATCGTTTGAGCATATGAAGAACTCCCTCCTGTATATTTCCGCGCGTAAGTATAGTGACAAAATTTACACTTGAGATTGCAGCCGGTGAACTCCTCAATGAAATTATTATTATTGATTAGTTGTGCTTGCCTTATTTTTGCTACTCCAGATAAATCAGAGCACAATGAATACTCGCTAATATAATCGCCATCAAGCAACTTGTCTATTAGCTCAATAATTACATCGTGCGCACGGCCAAAAAACACACAATCAAAATAATCTCTGATTAACGATACATTTTGCGCCCCGAAACCACCAATAATTATTTTGCATTTACGGCGGTGTAAGCCGTGTTTTTTTGCCTCAATATAATAATCACCGACCTGCTGTGTCGACGGGAAAGAGACCAGTACAACATCGTAGTTATTTATTTGATCGATAGTGCAATTTTCTACGGCATAGGTTTTTGCAACAATATCCCTTATCAGCTCTCCGCCAAAGTTCCCATACCTGCCGGATGCATAATTAAAAATCAAGTATCCTATTCTTATCATCTCTTTTTACCAAAAATTCCTAACAATTAAATTCACGCGGAGCTACGCTTCGCTCCGCCTTCGGCGGCGCGTTAATTAAAACGATATGGTTCCTCCAAAGAGGACTCTCCTTATCTCAGTTTCTTGAGTATAAGAAAAAGGCCGATTTTCTTCATGGATAACACCTTTGTATTGATTCATAAATCGTTTAAAAACTTTATAGACTTTCAGCCTAGTTACCTTGTCAATAGAACCATCGACAACAAATCCTGGATCAATAAAAGTATCAGCAAAAACAGATAACCGATTAATTGACTTTTCCCAATATTCAAAAGTACCCTTAAATCTGGCATCACGCTTGTTTTTCCGTTTCCCTATTTCAACAATAGTAATGTTCTTCACTTTTTATTCACTCCTAATAATTCCATTGTTTTATCCAGCAACTCTTGTTCAGTTCCATATGCAGCCTCGAACATGGCCTTTCCTGTGTTTCGCCCGGGCCCATGCCTGGTTGCCCATTCGCCCGTGTCAGAAGCCACTTGGTGGTGCCTTGCGCACAGACAAATACAATTCATATGAGCGCCGGTCTTCGTTTTACCATCGATGTGGTGCACGGTGCCTGGAGAGTACGTTTTAAACACATCCATGCAGACTACACATCCCATTTCGCATATTGCGTCATGATACCGGATTTCTTCTTTTGTCCTGCTTTGTCCCTTCATCACATAAACCCTATCAAATTTTGCACTACGTTATCCACATCCTCTCGGCTGTGATTATGAAGAATGTGCTTAAGGCCAACATCAATGGTATTCGAATAGAGTTTCTCAAACTCCTCTTCCTTCATGTTTGCGAAACTTATCGATTTTGCCTCTATACGGGGATCTCCGGCTATCGTGAAGTGTGTATCATAATACCCCGACATCACCGCTATATTTTTTCTGAATGTCTCAAAGCTCTTCTCGGGCACAAAGCGTTTGTCATCAACCGCTACCTCAGCAGGCTCCCATACATCGTAAAGATAGTTCAACAAAGAAAAATATTTACGGTGAAACTTAATGTTCCTCATGCGCGAATATTTACACCGTACTACCTCGCCAATCTTAATATGCGACAAAGCTTCAACATCCTCTTCTGTCGCCGGGGCAAGAGATGTACTTGATAATTTAAGTAGATTTACTTCAGCCATTATTTCAACTCTCTCAACCCGCTCCGCTTAATCGCTTCCAGTCGGTACTCGTCATAAACAAACGCCCACTCCATTCCAAAACTCTGGATCATTTTATTACGGCAATCTTCACGATTATTCCCATTAATAATTACAAACCTTCCCCTATTCTTTTGCCCATAACCAAATGTAAATATTCTTTTCATGTTTACATCCTCGATGGATAAATACAGTGTCTTTACGCTATTTTTCGGCAAACTTTAATCATCATCAGAACCGGGCTACCTTTCGTAAAACTCGCACTCTATATTGTCAGGGCAGGCTGTTGTTTCTGTGTAGTCGTTATCACAAAAAAACATACAGTCGCCATCCTCTTCATCAAAAATATGAAGTTTGCTACTCATACAGTTCCGGCATTTAACCTTGTCCATTATCATCACCGTTGTTATACAGCCTTTGCGTTCATGCATTTTCTATGTACCATGTTTTTAAGATCATGGCTACTCATATCTTAAGGGCACTCTAAAACAGCCTTCGCACATTTATGCCGTGTATCACGATCCTGCTCTTTTCTTATTGCATCAATGTTATCAATACAGAAACAAACCATTTCAATAATGTGATCATTGTCAGTTAAGTTTGCTATTCCATTTAATGTTTGTTTCACACACTAGTGGGCGCTCATATCTCTATACTCCATAGTAAAATTTTCATGTATAACAAAGTTTTTCAACTTGACGCAGTAACATTTGTGCCTTTATTTGCAGGTTGTGGTGCGCAAGTTAAAAACAACGTTATCAAACATATCTTCTGTCCGGTCACCTACCTGCGCTACGCCAGCCTCGTACAGTAGGCACCAGACAGCTAGTACGGTTCGTTCGCGGACAGGATTTGCTCTACGCTCCATCTGTCCCACCATCACGCGGGTGAGGTCGATTCTGGCCCCTAACTTAGCCTGAGTGAAACCCAGAGAGTGCCGTGCCCGCTTTAGTTCTGCGCCTGTCACTGGCCGCTACTCTGCGCGCCATCTTGATGACCGTAGGCACAGTCAGCGCACATGCACGACCGTTTGTCGCCTATAAATTCACGCTTGCACCTGTAGCACAGGCAATAATAATTGCCGGGAGCCCATCCGTACTTTTTAGGTCGCTTGTCGCCGTTCATTATTAACACATCACTGCGTAACGGAGCAGATTCTAAATGCTCTTTCGAGTCAACTTCTGCACTATCCGAACCGAAAAAACCACCACTTTCATTACTCATTTTTCTTCTCCTGGTTAAGTGTTTCTGTGGCTTGGTTATTACCTGTAGCCGCAACACTTAGGGCTTCATATAATTTATCCCTAGTCCATTGTTTGCGCCATGCAGACGTGTGTCTATCAAACAGGGATATCCCATATTTTCTTTTCCAAACATGATCGGCGGCGTCTGCTGGGTGGCGTGATAAGCATGGCCGTTCTAGTCCAAATTTTATTGCAGAAAGACAAGAGGAAAGCATATCAACGTAATGATTACACGGACCCTCATCTAGCACATATACAGTACGGCGGGCTCTTGCTTCGGCCTTAATTAGCTCTTCTCGGTTACTGTGCTTTAAGACATTCTTAACCGCCTCAAGAGCTTCTTCTGTTTCGTCTGGCACGTCTTCTCCAATGATTTGAGAAAGCTGCCTTGCGGTTCGCACCATACCATCAATCTCGGAAACAATAGCGCTGATGAATCCTACCAATACCGCGGTGCTCTCCATGTTCTGCGTAAATATTGCGTTAATTTCTTTACACAATATTTCTATCGCCCCTCTGGCTTCGTTAGCCATTATAGTATCTCCAGTTGGGTTATCGCTTGTTATATGACTAGCTTTGCTCTATTAACTTCAATGCGCAGGTTGTTGATATTTACGTGGCCTTTACCGACAATTGTTTTTTCGTTTTCTCTCATCCATTTGTAAAGAGTTTCCAGCGCATCATCTCCCGAACTGCAAAGACGTTCAACCGCGCTCTCTAAGAAAGCTAGACGTTCAGCCGCTAAATAAAAAATATCGCCGCCAGCGGCCTGCTCGTCACCCTCATTTGCTGCTATCAATCGCTTTACTAAATCACTAGCCATTTGTTCACCTCGTTATATAACAATCAAAATTCACGCAGACTTGCTATGTCGGCGTTTGGTTTTCATTTCTTCTCTTCGCTGACCATTTTTCCGGCTTCAGGAATATGGTCTCCGTCACCCGCAAGCAGTTGATTTTGGGCGTTATGTTTCAAGAGACTTAATTGCTTTTTTCAAAATTTTTATACTAGGTATCAAGTCATCTTCTTTGCACCACCGCTTAAGTGATCTAGCTATTTTCGATGGCGGCTCTCTGTTATCTACGCCTCTATCACACTCTGCATCTGTCATGTAAATGCTGGGTGGCGCTATTGGGTTTAATATGCTGATTGGGTATGCCGCTACAGTTTGTCCATTCCCCAATGTGATCCCTAAAAGCCACGCCTTTCCAGTGACGACCTTAATTTCAATTCCTTCTCCTCTAATTTTGTCTGCTGCTTGCTTCGTAAGTAGATCCGAGCAAATAAACATAACAAAAGCATTCAACTCTGACTCGCCATCGCAGTGCTTTTTCTTGTTTTCAGTTGTATTTTTGCTCATAATTTACTATCTAATTTTCAGTTGTCAAGCCGGTTAATACTGACGTTATTAGACTAATCTGCCAATTTTTTTAAGATAGTAATTAACCTTATTAGGATCACAAAATCCATAAGTCATTTCAGCGCCCCCTTGAGATCCTTCAGGTTGGCAGATAGATTTCTTCTCCTTGCGTCACGATCATCGCTAGACAAAATCCTATCTCTGCGCCTCTCAGGATGCTGACGGTGATATTCCGGTACATAATCTAGCCCGAATTCATTCTTTTGTTTCCCAAGGCATGTTTTGCGGAACTCTTCGGACGACGGCGGCCAGTCTGAGTCCCACGATTCAAGGCCATGCTTGATTTGCTCGCCGGTTAATCCAGACAGTCTGTTTTTCCACTCTTGGACCGCTTGTTTTTCAATGCCCTCCAGTGCCGAGGTCCATTTGTAGCCATATCTGCACTGGAACTTCTTAAACAGCGAGCTAACCCACGAAATCGGTATATCCGTTTTTTTCGATGTCTTCTCGCGCGATTTCATCGAGGGTGTCTGAAAATTTCTTTGCACGGCTTCTGCCGTCTGTCCCAGCTTTTTCATGAATATTTTTCTCCCAAGTTCTGACAGCGGCTTTCCAATCTTTCATCGGATTTTTTCCAACTTTCCATCCGTTTGATGTGTAGTAATCTACAAATTTTTCAGCATCAACGTTGTTTGATCTCTCTGCGCAATAGTCCTTCACATCGTTAATTGTTGGTTTTTTGAATTTTTTTGTTTTTCTTTTTTTCGCCGGAGGCGCTTTTTCTTTAGGTTTTGTATCTGTATCTGTATCTGTATCTGTATGTGTAAATTGTTGACTTTTTTGTAAACAACTTTTAACACTTTTCTTTCTTGCCCTGTACTCAGCTTGTTTGATCCTCTGGTATTCCCGGCGCTCATCCAGGCTCATCTTATTTCGATATTTTTCGCCGTTGAGTATTATCCAGCCGCCATCACAGGCTTCTATCCTTCTTCCTTCGTGCTCGACTGTCCGAGAGTATTTATCCGGAGATGAGAGCACACCTAGCGCCTCAACACATTCGTCCATGGTTATCCTGGCCGAATCAGCTAGACCGGGCAGAGAAGCGTTCACAACGTGCCACCGATCCTTCATGGCCAGCATTGTTATCCACAATAACCTTACGTGATTTGGTTCGCGCCAAACTGTTGACATGATGATTTCGGTGAAAAGCTTTGTATATCCCATTTCGACTCCTGGTTGATGAGAATGAACAGTATACCGATTGTAAACACATGTAAACGGCTGTAAACAAAAAATTAACAAATAAATATTCACGGGGTTCCTGTTTGCACATTCCATGTGCTACAATAAAAGAATGAAAAAAATGAAACCACCCAGCACCAGAATGATCAAGAACGCACGCCGCGCTTCCGGGCTCACGCAGACCCAAGCTGCCGAACTAATCGGATACAGCATGAGGTCCTGGCAGGACTGGGAGCGGGGAATAACGAAGATGAGGAGGTTGATCTTTGATCAATTCGTTGCATCTACAACAAAATAATGGACATTAGCAGCGGTAAATACGAGAGCATTGTATGTATATTTACAGAGTGCAAGATAAAAATGGACGCGGCCCTTGGAGGCCAGGGCTGTCTATAAAATGGGTTGAGGATAGGCCAGATCACGAAAATCTGAAGCCGTATATAACGGAATGGCCCGAATTTAATGTACACACCGAAATAATGCCGGATGAACATTGTGGTTGCGGATGCATAACATTAGAGCAGTTGCGGAGATGGTTTACAGAAACAGAATATAGCCGTTTGCGGATACTTGGATTTAGATCAGTTAAAATTAATGCTGACAGGATATTGAGAAGCAGCGAAAAACAATGCGTATTCGCAAGGAAACGTGCGCTAAGAAAAGGCGCAACTGAAGTTAGTTTATATGTATAACGAAATGTATTTTATAGGTTATTTATGAATAACGAAATAGAACACGGTCCACCGAATCATGTTGTTGCGGAATGGATAAAACAGTGTAACTGTTGCCCTAATTGCAACCAGAAAATACCTTGCTATGGGGTACAGGTAGGTGGTCTTTGCGATGGATTTTGTGATTGCGAAGACAAGCTGGGTGAGCCGCCTTTTTGTGCCAGATGCGTCGGGAAATGCGAATGCGAAGATTATTATGGAGATTTATTATGAGAACTTTGCAGCTTACCTTGAAAAAAAAATGGTTTTGCCTGATAGCCAATGGCGAGAAGGTTTTTGAATACCGTGAATATAAACCTCACTGGATATCTCGATTGCTTTGTAAAAACGGCATCCGCTGCTATGACGAGATTAGATTTACTAATGGCTACGGAAAAAATAAACCGTTTGTTCGCGCCAAATTTAAAGGCGCGGCAATTATTAAAGGAAAGTATTGCTCCCCTGATAATGGCGAGACATTGGAGGCCGAGCAGAAATATTTTGTTATCGGCATTGGTAAAGTGTTACAGGTCAGTGGTGTATAACGACAAATAGTTGAGATTGCTAGGCAATATAAACGTGGTATGGAATAAATGGTGTATTTGTAGAGTTATAACGTCGCAAATCAGGAGCAACGCTTTTTGTTGTCTGCTGGATTTGCTTTGTTATGCGTGATGCGAGAGGATAGAAAAATGAACGAATATGAAATGATTGAAACACCGCCTAGCATTGATGTTGCTATCGAGCGTGCCGCGCAACACTTACCAGATGGCTGCACTATAACGATAGAGGTGGAGCACGGTGGATACAATGTTGCACTATCAACGCCGGACAGAGGGAGCACCCAATCAGTAGATGGCGGGGATGGAATCCGATCCGACATAAACCATGCGTTGTGTATAGCCAATGGATTTGATGACGCATAACGTCGCAAATCACCCGCGAAATAAAGCGGCCAATTAACTAAAAAAGAACACATGGCAAACACCGCTTTATTTTGTCGGAGTGAATTTGCCTTGTTATGTGTTTCAGGAGAATTTATGAACGCTAGAAACGGGCACCCATTAGAGTATTTTCCTGCTAAGTTGAGTTGGTTCGGCAGGTTTCTATGGCGAATATGGGTAATAAATATTTTCCCTGATTGCGATGGGGTCTGCTGGGTGTTCATACGATGGAATCCACTGTCATATGTTTTCGCCATTTTATTAGTGATCGGTCTGATTTTCATTGGTGGGGTTTATGCTGTGATTGAATCATGTAACGACAATAGATTAGGGTTCTGTTACTCACAATATTGGAGAGAAAATGTTGATAAAGTGGAGTTTATCACGCGAACGTTGAGTGACACATAACTTATTAATATCAGGCATGTTTGCCTCGATATTGGATTTATTTAATAATAAATCCACCGGACGTCCCTGCTGAAACAGGGGAAAACTGCACGAATCAAAGCAATAAATACAGTCTGCAAATCTGTTTTGACAATCGAAACAAGGCGCTTATCCAGTCCCTCCGTTGCCATTAACCTAGCTAAGACGACTCCTAAAATGGGATATCGTCATCAAAATTGTCCATTCCGCCGGTCGTCGAAGAAGCCGGTTTCTGCTGCGGAGCAGTGCCCGATTCCTGGTTTGGCGATTGGTTGAAGTTACCGCCACCACCACGACTGTCCAGCATTTGGAGATCATTAGCAATTATTTCGGTGGTGTAACGGTTGTTACCACTTTGGTCCTGCCATTTTCTGGTGGTTTGCTTGCCGGAGATAAAGACCTTTGACCCCTTCGTGCAATATTCGGTAATAATTTCAGCCAGGCGGTCAAAGGCAACAATGTTTATCCAATTTGTTTTCTCAACCTTTTCGCCGGTGGATTTGTTTTTGTAGTCATCGCTACAGGCAATGCTAAAATTCACAACCGCATTCCCGTTGGGCATATATTTGCAATCAACATCTTTTCCAATTCGGCCGATGAAATTACACTGATTTAAGTCTTTGCTCATGAGCGTATCAATGCCTTTATTTTTTATAATATAACCAATATCAAGGAAAACATGCCTGATATTAATAAGTTATGTGTTTAATTTCGGCTCAAAATCCTCACAAATATCATCGTCTGCGTACCTTTCTGAGCCTTCGTTCACGAATCCATCACATTCTTCACCGGTAAAGTATATACAATCATCGCAGGTACTATGCTCACTTCTATCGTCCGCATCAATTATATCAAATTCAGTTTCATCTACCATTTCAACTTCTCCTCAACTACACATAACAAGGTTTTTCAAGCTGACGGGGAAAGCGCTGCGTGTTTCCTGCAAGTTCATCATGCCGCAGCTTAAAAACGACGTTATACGTCACACCTATACTCTGTCAAATCATTTGGGAATTGATCATTGTTAGGCAAATCATATGCGGCAATCTCGCGGGCTGGTGTCGCTATACGCTTAGCGTACAGGCGTGATCTGATTAGTTTAATTGCCGCTTCACGCGCTTTATGTTGTGATCTAAAATGGTTTGAATCCAACACCACAGATTCGCCCGTTGGCAAATGCGTAAACCGAATGGCCCATCTAATATAATTCCCCATCATTATTTCATTACTCCGTACACGTATAACAAGTCGCTGCACTCAGACAGAATGCCGCGACGTTTTTAGTGTAATTTAGGTTTATCGCACGGCATTCTCCCGGTGAACTATGTCGTTATAACCCTGCTATTTCAGCTCTGTTTACAGGCAAGCAAATACCCGTAATGCATTCACTCATCAAGGCATTGCTCATGCCGGGGAAGAAGAAATACATTACTCCAGATAATCTGCGCTCTGCAACAACTTCAACCCACCGGCCTTTATACTTTGCATAGATAAAGGGGCTTGTCGTTGGCAGCTTATATGTGCCTATCATTTCCTCGAAATCGTCACGGTTTATAACAACAGGATCAACTCCCACCCGGCTGCCATAATCTGTTTTTTCTTGCGCTTCTGTTTCTGTAATTACATCATTCATATCAAATTTCCGCAGGTCGGGTTAGCCTAAAATTTATATTCCCAAGATTTTCCTGCATTTTATGCAGGTGATTTTACCCTCAGTATCAATCCACCCCAGACTTAAACCACGTGGTGCCTTTCCACATGCGGCCCTATTACAATTATCCCCACCTGAATTTTCAGGCAACGACTGCACAGCATGGATAACATTTATGCGCTGTGATCCGCCCCGACGACCTCTCCCGGGCAAGAAATGAGCTGTATAACTATTTGTCAAGTTTTTCATAATATGCAGCCAGTTCATCCCACTCTTTTGGTTTTGCAATAACACAAGATTCGCAGTGATATTCTCCCTCGTCATATTCATAACATGTACGTTCGTAATAAATATTTCCGCCTTTTTCTATTGGTTTTTCACAAGTAGAACATTCATCTTCACCGTCTGACTTAAATTCGCATAAAGAAAACCCAGCTATTTCTAATGCTTCACCTATTTTCATAAACCCTCATCAATAATAAAATCAAGATAATGGTTAGATAGTTGCCTTATTTATCGTAACTATCTAAATAGCACTCTCTGCCATGTGATCCTATTGGCTTGCTATTAAATTTAGGACAAATTAATACTGCTGTCCCACCATTTTTAAGCATAACCTCAATATGTACCCCACGTTCAGTACCGTATCCACGTTTCACATGCTTTTCCTTTTCAGTGTTGCAACCAACAACTAACAAGGCGGTTATGACAGCCAAAAGCAACGTGGTTTTATTTAAGTTTTTCATAATCTTCATTATTATTTAACTTTGTTAAGTTAGTTATCAATGTGGTTCCACTGACATCCGGAATACCCGGATTTTTTGCACATTTCGAAAGTACAACGCAAATATAGACATGCTGGAAAAGTATCCTAGGTCGGATTGGATCACCGTTTGGTAAAATTTACCAATCCGTAAATACCATCCATGGTCACCGGACCAATCCGGTGCCTTGCTGTCTTTTTAACGATGAGTCTTGCCTGGTCTGGCCTTGGCTCTCTCTGCCCTAGCCTCCACGATAAAGCTGTTCTTGTTTTGACCTCAAACAGTTTGCCAGACTTTTCGTCGCCCAATTCTTTTATAAAATCTTTTAATGTTTTCATTTCTCATATGATACACGGCATGTGATATATGTCAACTTATATAAGGCAAATTCTGTGTTTACACATAGACACGCAGGGTGTAATATATCTTTATCAAATCTACTTTAGATAGGGGGTTGTCATGGGTATACTCGAAAGTGCCATCATTTTGGTTGCATTAACTGCTGCAATCGTTGGGATATGTGCTGTCGGTTGTTTCGTTGCCGACAAAATTATTGATCGGATGCTGTCATGAGCCACCTTGACCCTCAGCCAGAAGATAATAATGATGTCCGGCTGGCAAAGTCATGGGTAAGCGGTAACCTGTCCCCAGGGGCGTTAGAGTGCCGCAGATTAATGGTTGCCGCTCTTGATGATCGTAGTAATTGGATAGCAAAAGCCGCAGAAATCCGTGACACGATGATAGATGTCACCACCCAATTCACGCCCGGCAACGAAACAGAGCGCGAACTGATGCGTCTCATGGCCGGGAATATTCGCGAAATCAGTGCAATGATGGAAAATAAGGAAAAGTCATGACAAAACAACTGAAAAAGAATGGACTGAAACAGTTCAGCAACTATCTTGACAAGCTCAAGCCGCAAATCGAACTAGCACTGCCTCAGCACCTTTCGGCTAACAGAATGGCCAGGCTGGCACTCACAGCGTTTAGCAACAGCGAAAAACTGCAAAAGTGCGACCCGAAAAGCATTGCCGCATCTATTATGACGGCTGGCCAGCTTGGTCTTGAGCCCGGAGTTAATGGTGCAGGATTCCTTGTTCCGTACAAAACAACATGCACATTTATTCCCGGATGGAAGGGGCTCGTTGACCTTGTATCGCGTAGCGGGCGTGGCACGGTGTACACCGGGGTAATTTTCAGCGACCAAGAATACACGTTCAAGGATGGCGCAAAACGTGACCTTGTCATCCACAATGAAACGGACCTGATCGACCCTAACGAAATTACACATGCCTTTGCCATCGGCTGGGTTAAAGATGCTCAGTTCCCGATTATCGAATTGTGGAGCGTGAAAAAAATCACCAGCCACAGAAACAAATACAATAAAGTCGGCAGCTCACACTACAGCTATCGTGATTGGGAAATGTATTGCCGGAAGGTGCCACTTCTACAGGTAATAAAATACATGCCAGCATCGGTTGAGCTGGCAAACGCCATCGACCTAAATAATGGCGCAGAAATGGGTCACGGCGTCACCATTGAGGACGGTATTGTTATTGACAACGGATTTGTTGATGATCCCGAAGACGAACCAAAAGAAAAGCATCCGTACCCAGAGAAAGGATTCAGCGAATCGTTGCCAAAATGGCGATCCCTAATTGCATCAGGCAAGAAAACACATGACCAAATTATTGCTATGGCACAATCTGCCCACCCACTAACAGAAAGTCAAATTGAAAGACTTAAAGAACCCGGTATTGTTTTTGTCGATATTGAATACAAACTGAGTTTAGCAAAAAATATCGACGAACTTGACCTGGCTGCTGACCTGATTGGCGAAGTTGCTGATCCAGATAAACGTGAGCAACTGATGGTAATGTACAAACAATCCAAAACAGAAATGGAGAGCAAACAATGATCGTTTTAGAGCTTGAACAGGGAAGTGAGGCGTGGCTGGAAAAGCGTAGAGAGCACAACACAGCAAGCGAAGCGCCAGCCATGAGGAACAAATCAAAGCACATGTCTCGCTCTGACTTGGTGCGAATGAAGGCGACGGGAGTACAAGAAGAAATCAACAATTACGTTCAAGAAGTGGTCTTCAAAGAAGGCCACCGGGTGGAAGAATTAGCCCGACCAATTGCTGAAGAAATAATCGGAGAGCCTCTTTTCCCGGTCGTCGCTACTGATGACGACGGCTATCTGCTGGCGAGCTTTGATGGAATAACCATGGGTGAAGATATAATTTGGGAATGCAAGCAATGGAATGAAGAAAAGGCCAGAGAGGTTAGGGATTTCAACATCCCTGAAAACGACATTGACCAGGTAATACAGCAATTGATTGTCAGTGGTGCCGAAAGATGCCTGTACATGATTACTGATGGCACTGAAGAGAGGACCATGTTTTGTTGGTATTCATTGCAACCGAGCGACAAAGAAGATTTACTATCCGGCTGGAAGCAGCTTGATGAAGACGTTGCCAATTACCAACACATAGATCCAGTTGTGGAAGTGGCTGGGAAGGCTCCTGAGACACTTCCTGCACTACGAATTGAAGTTACCGGCATGGTGACCGACTCAAATCTGATTGAGTTTAAAGCCAACGCCATGGCTGTTATTGACGAAATTAATGCAGATCTGGTGACCGACGAAGATTTTTCAACTGCAAAAGCTACCGTTAAGTGGCTAAAGGGAATTGAACAGAAACTGGACGATGCAAAGCAAAATGCCCTCGGTCAAACACAAAGTATTGATGAGTTATTCCGGGCTATTGATGACATCAAGGAAGTATCGAAGAAAAAACGGATAAACCTAAATACCACTGTAACTGTCCGAGAGAAGGCCCGGAAAGAAGAAATTGTAATGTCAGGCAAGAAGGCCTTGGCTGATTATATCGAGGCAAAAAACATCGCTTTCGGAAAAGCGTACATGCCAGCAATCATGGCAGACTTTCCCGGCGCAGTGCATGGCCTTAAGCTCATGTCAAAAAGACAGGACGCCGTGGATGCAGAATTAGCCCGAGCGAAGATAGAAGTCAACAAGGCAGCAGAGAAAATCCAGACAAACCTTGATTCTCTTCGTGATCTGGCATCAGACCACAAGTTCCTGTTTCCGGACATTATGCAGGTTATCCACAAAGATAACGATGACCTTGTATCGCTGATCAAGGTGCGAATTTCAGATCACAAAGCAAAGGAAGAAAAACGCCGCGAAGAAGAACGTGAAAAGATCAGGCTGGAAGAGCAGGAAAAAATACGCGCAGAAGGACAGCAAGAAACGAACGAAGTCGAATCTGAGCTATCAACACTCTGTGAGTCAAAGAAAGTTCAGAATCATGAACAAGGAATAATTCAAAACCCGTCATGGATCAGGCCAGAAAAAGACACAGAGGAAACAATTAACATCATCACCGATAGCCTTATAGAAAACGGAATCGGGAAACAGGTCGCAAAAAAGGTTGCCGGTCTCTTGGTAAACAACAAAGTCACTAACACATCTGTAATATTCTTAACAAAATAATTAATATATATCAATAAAAGGAAAAACAATGAGAAACTTTATTTTAGGATTTAATACAGAAACAACCGGCCTACCTGACTGGCAGAAACCATCTGGCGATGAATGTCAGCCACACATAGTCAAGATTTGCGCTGCATTGTTTGATGACGATAAGAAAGAAGTTGTGCAATCAATGAACGTTATCGTTAAACCAGAATCCTGGGATATTCCTCAAGAGGCAATCGATGTACACGGGATAACTGTCGAACATGCCATGTATGTTGGCGTGACTGAAGAAACTGCTCTGAATATGTTTCTCGAAATGTGGGCAGGAAGAACCAGAATTGCACACAACACAACATTTGATAACAGAATAATTCTCATTGCCATAAAACGTTATTGTAGCAATGTTGTAATTGACAAATGGGATAAGGGAAAACAAGGTTAATAGTGGAAATGCATGATGCTTAAATCAAATAAAATTATGGGTGTAAAAAATCCGAAACTTACCGAAGCCTATAAGAATTTCACCGGCGAAGAACTTGAAGGCGCGCATAATGCATGGGAAGACATGAAAGCATGTATTGAAATATACTTTAAAACAAAATAAACACAAACGTAAAAGGAGAGGGGAATGCTTATTTTAACCAGGAACATAGGGCAATCATTAATTATTAATGACGACATTACGGTAACGGTGCTGGGCGTTAAAGGCGGTAAAGTCAGTATCGGAATTAAGGCACCAAATGACGTGACAGTGCACCGCGAGGAAATATGGCATAAAGTACAAGAGGAAAAACGGAAAAAAAGGGAATAATAATATCATGACCTTCCCCACTTGGATGATCCTCGGGCTGTGCATTAACTTCTGGCCCGGGGATGACGAGGCAACCATGCGGTCTTGCGAACTTACGTTTGCCAGCAAAATGCGCGAAATTGATGATCCAAGAATTGATCTTGGATTTGGACTTAATGAACGGAGTTTTAAAAATGAAGATAGCAATTTTTAGAAATACAATTCACGGATTTGAATCAGTTTTAGGAAATGAGTTTGAAGAAGTTAATGGATACATTAGGCTTTCAGAATTCATTGATGTTGAGTTTGTTATGCTGGACAATGAAAACGTTTCAAAAAAAGAAGTAAATATTCTAAGAGAAGAAAAAAAGAAAATTCAAGTGGAAACAGAATTGAAATTATCCGTAATAGATTCCAAGATTGGCGAACTTCTGGCATTACCACCAGCAAATAATGGAATCCAGAAATGATAGCCGTTGATTTGTTTGCTGGTGCGGGAGGATTTACCACCGGAGCGGAACAGGCTGGAGCAAACGTGATCTGGGCCGCCAACCACTGGCGACTGGCGGTTGACACCCATGCTGCCAATCACGCCTCAACACAGCATGCCTGTCAGGATCTCCACCAAGCCGACTGGAGCCGCGTACCTCACCACGATTTGTTGCTGGCCTCACCCGCCTGCCAGGGACACAGTCATGCCCGAGGCCGTGACCGCCCGCATCACGACGCGGCACGCTCAACTGCCTGGGCGGTCGTATCGGCTGCGGAATACCATCGACCCGCCTTCGCCATCATCGAGAACGTGCCGGAAATGCTGGACTGGACGTTGTATCCCGCCTGGAAAATGGCCATGGAATCGCTGGGATATACCCTGTCGCCACACACCTGTGATGCCGCCGATCACGGTGTGCCGCAACACCGGGTGCGTTTGTTTATCGTCGCATCCCGAAGCCAGTCCCCGATTCATCTGAAATTGCCCAGGCGACCGCTGGCCCCGGTGCGCCCAATCATTCAGTGGGATGCACATCGCTGGAATCCCTTATGTAAACCTGGGCGCAGCAAGGCGACCCTGGCCCGCGTTAAACGTGGACGGGAGGCCTTTGGTGAGCACTTCGTAATGCCGTATTACGGATCAGGATCAGGCCTCACGGGGAGGAGCTTGGATCGCCCGCTGGGCACTGTAACCACACGTGATCGCTGGGCCGTGGTCGCGGGAGATAAGATGCGAATGCTCCAGCCTGACGAGTACCAGGCCGCCATGGGTTTCCCGGACAGCTACGTCCTGCCGGTGGGCAGCCGCAAACAGGCCATCCATCTTCTGGGTAATGCAGTCTGCCCGCCGGTGGCCAAGGACTTAGTTTCAGCACTTATAGCCGCAGCATAAAAAATATCTGTCACTGATCCATTTATTTGAGGTTGGATGGAGGTAATCGGATACCAACAGTACCACATATTAAAGGCCCATTAATTTGGGCCTTTTTTTATTCTATTTTTCGTAAAAATCTAATCTCTCACTTGCTTGATTTTTCCACCGAGTAAATTCAAGCAAAAGCCACTCAAAATTTTTATAAGATGTATCACTCAAGCAAGATACTCCTTCAGATTCCCATACAATAGGCTTAAGATTTAATGGATCAGGGCGTACCGGAGGAGGCATAATTGGGACTTCCGGCGTTTTTACTGGTACCGGTAAGAGCGTCGAGCATCCTTGCAGTACGACCAGTAAGGATGCGATTAAGAGCATTAGGCTTACGTTGTGACATTTTATTAAGGTCACGTCCTTCAATTTTTGCAAACTGTTCATCGCGTTTTATCCTCTCCTCTATGTCCCTGTTGCCAAGGATTCTTACGGCTTCTGAATATCCTTCAATTTCTTGCTCAACATTGTAAGCATAATTGCCAAAAGCCTCTGTAGTTGAGGCTAGTGATGACTCAAGCACAGCGTTGTTCTGTTTTGTATTAATGTAATCCCAAACAAAAAAAGCAGATCCAAAAATTCCTGCCGCAATCATTCCGACTTTAATCCATATCATTTTTTATCATCCCACGTCGCATTTGTAATATATGCGGTTCCCACACCAACGATTGACGCAACGATAAGAGCGATGCTCGATGATATTTCCCTAGCCAGATCAGGATCAATAAAAAAAAGCCCACCACCAAGAACACAGGCAGACACAATGCAGAATCTAGTAGTAAATCGTCGATGTTTCCACGGGTCATTGTCCATACTAATTACATCCTTCTGATTTTGCGCAAATATGAATTATTTTACGCTCAACATCACTAACTGTTTCTTGCAAATTTTTTTGATTTTCGATGACTGTTCCAAGCCGGGTGACAATAGATGATATATCTGATTGCTGGCTTTCGTTTGTTTTTGCGATATCCCGAGTATATTGCACCTGATCGCTTAACAACGATGCTTGATATCCCATTAATGCTGTAAATAAAAACCCAGCCATATAAAATGAAAATTTATCAAATGTCTCATACTTTCTTCGGTGATCTGCTTTTCTCACTTTCCTATATTTTCCTTATATTTTAAGGTTTATATGTCATGATTTTATCGCAGTTTCTAACGTCAAAATGAAACCAAGATGTTCCAAGCTCAATGGACCCAATGTGTGTAAATTCGCCATGGTTTGATAAAACATACTGCCTGATCTCCTCTGCAGTAAAATCACGAAACAAACAATCCGCCGCCCGGCCGTGGCGGTGTTGGCTGTATTGTGTTCCGTAGGGGCTGTCCTCTGTCCTCAATCCACTCCATTGACGCTCTTTATTTGCCCAAGATGGCTTGTTTTTAAAATGCCAATTATTGATAACCATCGGACCAAATCTTTCTCTTAGCTGATCAATGGTGATGATCAACCTGTCGTCAAGTAACTGCCAAGCCTTGCTACCTCTATCTTCAAAAACATGAAGAGGGACAAGTTCTCTGATATCAAAATGTTTTGCTTTTATCATAAAATGAACCCTTTTAGGTACAGTATGCAAGACCCTTTCCCATTATCAGAATAGTATGCAGACAATACCTTTGATTGATTTATAGGGACGATAATATCAGATATCCAATTTTCTACAGTAGAACCTGAAACATACCCCGATACTCTAGCCTCGGTTAAAAGCTGAGTGCCTGATGTTATAGGATAATCACCGCTTCTTAAAGAAAGAGAGCTAGTAACATATCCAGAGACAGAATCTGACGCTGCTATTGTTCCTTTTATAATTACTGCTTTTGTTCCTGATGGGATATCATCAAGAGCTGTCCATATGTTGTCTGCTCCGCTATCAGTTGCTCCAATTGATTCTGATGTTGATGTAGCAATACTTGAGCTAACGTCAAATTGTACCGGAAACGATCCAGAATCGAAAAAATAAGTTGATCCACCCCTAGAGAAATTATTAACATCATTGCTATATGACGGAGTTATATTTTCCCATGGCAACCATGATCCTGAAACACTAAGAAATCTACGATGAACCTCTCTAAATTGTTCATGGTTTTCTTGGGTTATAGTAAATATTTGATATCCCCTTACGGTAGAATCAGACATTACTGTTTTCAAAACACCACTTGCTGAAATAGTATTTATGCCAGAAATTATTCCTACGTAAACAAATTCTGAATTGTTAAGTACAAGGTCAATATTTGGCGTTGATGCAGTAAGATTATCATGCAGTCCGTTGAATAATTTTCCAGAGAACTTTAGATCAAGCTCATTTCTCGGTATTACTCTAAATGACGATCCGAATAAAATAGCCTCAAATGGATCGCCAGCTTTTATTTGTCCAGCAGACAATGATGACCCATCAAAATTCTTTAAATTTAAAACACCTAAACTAAAACAATTTATCGTCGACGACCCTGTGTTATCAAAGCCTAAAATTCCTTTTATATACATCCCGTCAAATAATGATTCAGGTGGTTGGTTGTTAGCAGACGCATTTACAACATAAACATTGGCAGCCGATGTTATATCTTCATCGAAAAAAGATGCTTTCCCTTGGCACTGTTCAATTAGAGCTTTATAGGCCTGAGAGTTTCCACCTTCGTCAACATTACCGTCCAAAACTGTACCTGACGAAATGAAAAGAGACTGCCTTATGGCATCCATGTCATTTGCCCAGTCTTTTTCAAGGTATGATCCATCTAAAGATGTGGGAGTTGTTCTGTTTTTAAAATTACCCTGTGGAGAATTGACAGATGGCGTATTCCATCTTGACGGATATTTATTACTTCTAATTAAAGCCATTTTTTAACTCCCAAATTCTGCTGATGTATTTCCAAACTCTGCTGTTTGGTCTCCAAACTCTGATACTGGTGACAAGTCGCTCATAACACGATAGCCAGAAAACTGTACTCCTTGAGGCCTTGGAACAACGTCAACAGATGATAATATCTGTCTCTCAACTTCTGAGACGGAACCAAAAATATCAATACTGAAACTCATATCCTCTGCATCATTTACAATGATAGGACTCCCATTGGGAAGTATAAACTCAGCCCCCAATATAATTGAGTCAATTGTAGAATCACTGTTATTCTTTACAATCTTAGCTCTTATCAACACACGATAATACTCGTCACTCAATTCATCATTTTCAGCAACTGATAATGCAGAAAATTGTGCAGATTCATCGCCAAACTCAACGGTATCATCCCCAAATTCTTCTGGCGGAAATTGAACATCGCCAATAACCTCCCTACCAATTCCGACAAGTTTCCCAATAATATCTAACTGATTTCCAGAATTACTATCTATGTCATATGATGTAATTACTTTATCAATTGCTGTTTGTAATTCATTGGCAATCTCTCCATTTATTGATAGCCAAAGATTTAACTTATTACTGTTTTTGTATTGTCCATATACTCTAGACAGTATTTGTTCTACATGGTAAATCATTAGGATATATTTACAGTTATGTTTCCATCGGACCATCTTGATAGCTGATTAAATCCAATAGATAATGATGACCCTGAATTTACAGTAACAGATGTCACAAAACTGTTACCAAATGATCCAATTACTGAGTTAATTGGCGTATAAAGTTGACTGACGTATATATCCTCTCCAATATTATAACCAGACTGATTAAATGCACTTGATACCCCATCTATCTCACCAGATGAATATTTTATCAGTGCGTCTTTTACCAGCTGATCAGCATTACCTGGCAAGGTTCCATCATCCGTAATATTTACCACAACAACAGCATCGACAAATGTCGGATTGTCGAATTTAATTATCTTGGTGTTTCCAGTTACCGCGCTGGTAATTGATACGTTTACTGGGGTTGCGCTCTGATACTGCTCTGGCCCCGGATTGCGTTTGTCGTAGATTGCCTGAGCTATCTGATTATTATCGCCACCGTTAACGATAATATCAGTTGAGTGAGGAGGAAGGCCGTTTGCATCAACAATTCCTGTTTCATTTTCGTAAATTTTTACGTGAGAGACACCGGGAACATTAGCAATCTCTGCAAATGTGGCGTCTACTTGGTTCTGTCCTGGCTTTGTCACTGACCCGTTCCTTCGTATGCGAGCGCGAGAATCTGACTCAGGAGCAACGCCAACAGCCGCAGGGGTCACATTATTAACAGACTGCCAGCCACCAACCGGGTCAACGATGATTGTGATATCTCCTGGATCTGCGGGAGTTGCCCCGGGAACTGTATTTGTCGCCGATACTGTCGCCACCCCAAATGTAATTGTCACGTCGACGTCAGTGGCCCACGTAGATCCATCAGACGATGATTTTACTTTGCTCCCTGCGGGCACTAACGTACCGTCAACACCGGTCAACGATAGCGTGACAGTCGATCCGCTACCAACCAATCGGGTTAGCCCGCTAATCTGCAATAGAGCGTCAAGTTCGGCGCCCATTGCGCGATCAGGATCTTTTGAGTTGTACGCAGCAAGCAGAGCCTCATCAAGGTTTGCCCACAGCTCACTATCCGTTGCCAACTTGAGTCCGTCCGGAGTTGACGGGTCCAGGTTCCACGCCGGGTCGATTGCTAAATATCGGCTTTGTTCGTCCGCGAAATACTCGTTTTGAGTTTTTTGGACAAATCCCGTATCGGTAATTTCTGCCACTAAATCTGCTCCCCAATATTTACGGACACCAGCTCGCCGGTATCAGTTATCACCGAGCAATTTGCCGAGTATGTCCTTGATGCAAGATCAAAATCAGCGCCAAAACTGATGATTTCTTTTACTCCAGGAGTTTGGTCTATCCTGCGCTTAATTGCGACCTCGCGAGACTTCAAGGAAATCCCTTTTCCCAAAATTCGCTCAATCCAAGGGGTTCCATCGATAATATTTCGGAAATATTCACCACGCCATAATTTCAGGCGGGTTAATATCGTCTGTTCAATATCAGCCTCCGCGTACACAAATTGTACGCCACTGGTTGATATATCACCATTCTCTAATTTTCTAACGGTCATGTGTTTGGCCCCGTTTGTCCCGGCGGTACACCTGCCAGATGAGTATGCACTGTGATATTTTTACCGGCACTGGTCAATGCTGTTGTGGCATCCACGGTATCGGCGGTCACCACCCCTGATATCGTCGCATCACCAGTCTGCACAACGTCACCGGTATGCTGGATGTTGCCGTTGATCACCAGTGTAGAGACGTTTATCTCGGCCGTCCCGTCGTTTTTTAGCCAGATATGCTGGTTGCCGGTTTTATTTCTGATTCTGATTCCGTTATTTGAAAAACCGGTTATTTTATTCGGCTGGCTGCGCACCCCGGGAATAAATATTGCGTCAGTCGAATCAAACTGACGCTTTAAAACCTGCGGAGCATCCCCTCCCTGGTCAACCCAGGCATCGATACATCTCTGGCTAAATATAATCAACCCTTCGTCACCGACATCCACCTGGAGTTCCACGTGAAACTGATTCCCACCGGAAAAGTGGACAGGCACCATCACAATCGGCGGCGCCACCACATCACCATCAGGAGAGCTCATCATTATTGATGATTGCACCTCGGCCAATTGCGTGGATTGATCAAACGCCAGCACGCGCCCCGGAATAGCCGTATTTATACCGGACATCATCCCGACAAACGCCTCGCGGATGCCACGGGCAAATCTGGAGCTGCGACGTCCAGGACGGTTATTATCCAAAACGCCACCCCGTCAATTTGGTTGACCAGTTATCTCCGTGTGAGTCACCAGTGTGGACAATCTCTTGTACTGTATATACGCCCACATCTACAGTGGTCTCGATATTTTGATAAATAACGCTGCTGATAGACACTTGTGGCGTCCGGCTGTCAATTTCAATCTGTTGTCCAAGCCTTATTTTTGACGTCAAATTAACCGACACATTGACGCCCAGCTCAGTTATTTCCGGTGATCCAATCATTCCGTTTTCTTGGCCAATGATAATGGGAGCATTGCTCAATGCCGCGCCGTCTTTAAGTACCCGGCACCGGCCAGATTCCAGCGTAAAACTAAAACCATGAACCTCAGACAAGCCACGCATGATCGCCACCGGGTCACCAAGCAAAACTTTCCCGCGCGCGTAGGCGGGATCGCCCGAGAAATCACCATCATCGATAACCACCGGCAACCCCAACGCAGTGCCACACCGGTTGATGATGTCGATCACCGTGGCACCCGGCCCGGCAGTCTCAGCAATAAATGAGTTTTCCCGGGCGGTCGAATCAGACAATGCAAATATACGGGTAATTCTTTCAGGGCCATTGCGCTCCTTAACAACGTTTTTTATCTCCCCGCTGAAAATCAGGCCAATAGAATCAACGTACCCGGCGGACAAGGTTATTTTGTCGTACTGTTTAAATATCCTTCCCTCTGTCGCCCTGCTGAATCCGTACACAGCAATGTTTGCCAGAGAACGGTTGCCACCCCACTCATGAGTGATATCAAACGTGATGCGCAACGTGCGCTCCTCGCTGGCCTCTATCACGGTACTGTTCTCGCCGTCGCCGACGGTCAATTCGTATTGTCGGAGGAAATTACTCATCGAGCCACACCAGCGTGTTTGATTTTCCGAGGTTGTCCAGGGTGGCATCCTCTCCAACAAAATATAGCCGACCCATGCCGGGTACGTACCGGTTTACAGCAGCGCCAGCAGACAGAATTCCACCGGATAAAACGTCTACGCCCTCAATCGATAAATTTAGTGCCCACCGGTTATACAGGTAATTCCAGTCAATCCGAAAATCCACCAGGTTTTTTCCGAGCTGGATAGAAAACCTCTGGTGAGAATTCTTCGCACCACCCTGTAACGGAACCTCGATCATTGTACGGCTCCCAAATCAACACTGGACGCACTGCCAGAAACCTCACCATTGTTAACGTCTGCGGCAGCCTGTGACTGCGCGGGGTCACCATCGGCAAGCTGGCCTTGTGCAGGCTGGTTATTTTTTACCACCAACTCAATCAATGGCAGCTCTTGCAATTCTGCCCGGAACAATAACCCTCCTTCATTTTCGGCGTTTTTCGTCCGGGTAATTTTGGTTATTACCATATTTGTCAGGTTAATATCGCCGGCATTAACATCAAATGGTTTTCTCTCACGCATCAGAGCCAGCAAAAAGCTTAAAGCCTCTTGTGACCGTGTTTGCTCGCTGCCGCCCAATGCTCCCGCTGCGCCGCTGGCATATCCTAAAGCGGCAGTGGCCGCTGCATTATCGGTCAGATTTGATATCAGTCCACCGGCAAAGTCCATGGCTCCGACAGCAAGAGGATTATTTGATGTCGCACCAATGATCACCCATTTGACCGGCTCAATAACCGCATGATCTGATGCCGATGCACCCAGCTCAATCGGATACTTGGTGTAGGTTACCTCGGCCTCAAGCGTATCCTCAAGGATGGCATCAAACTCAACAATAGTGCCATCCTCGATACCCAGGGTGGGCGGCTCCCGGGTAGCAATACTGATCAGGCTCATTGCGTGGTGCTCCGCAACTCATCGGCCATGGTCCGCACGCTGGCGTCCAGCACCCGGACGGCAGCTTTTTCGATCACCTCTCCATCAACGACTACGGTATTAGTCAAATAAATATCAGGAGCCACCTCCGGCATGTCGTTTGTGGATAACAACGGTTTCCCAGCAGCCGCACGAGCAGCTGCCTCTGCGTTAAGTGCTTGTGATGCCTCATCGACGCCAAACGCTGACAGTACGGTGGCCACAGACCGGCCAACTAAATTACTTTGATCAACCGTCATATTGTCGTGTATTTTCTCTCCAAGCATAAATCCTCCGACACCGGCACCTGCAACAGGCACCATCCTGGCAATACCACCCAGTGTTTTTGCAACCAGGCCGAGACCAAACAACAATGACGGTGCAGCAAGAGCAGCAACACCAACAGCTACAAGTTCGATGTTGTCGGCAACCTTTTTGATAAACTCATCCACACCGCTATCAATTAATTCATCATTTGCCTCTAGCCAATTATTAAAGCCAACCAGCAAACTGTTTACATGGGGGAGTATTTTGACAGATATTGTATCAGCCACCCGCCCGATGTTGGTGTTCATATCCTGCCATTGGTCGTTAAAGTCGCGCGACAGATCTAACATTTCTTGAGTTATTGGGCGGCGATTTCTTTCGGCATCGACGGTCTCCAAGAGATTGCTCCGGTCTTGTCCTAGCATGCGTATCGCAGCATCGCTAAGCCCCATGGCCTCAGCCATGTTAAATCTTTTTTGAGTTGATGATTTTGAAAAAACATCGGCCATTGACAAAAAAGCGTCAATAGTATTTTCTGCATCAATAAATGACTTTGTATCAATCCCCGCTTTTTCAGCTGCCGGAACAAATCCAAAATCACCTACCCTTGTTCCAGCTCGCAATTTCTCAAGAGATTCCAACAGGGATATGAACTCTCCAGCTTGTCCGCCTGAATGTTGTAGTGCGCGGTCGAACGCCGCAACATCATTTGCGATAACACCGTATGTTTCGGAGAATTTACCCAGGACGTCATTGGATTCAGAGAATCCAGACGTTAATTTATTGATACCAAAGGCACCGGCAATAACAGCGCCCAGTTTAAGCGCACTGCTTTTTACTTGGTCAAACGACGAATCAATCCCTTTCGTTGATTTTTCGTCGAAATCGAGACCGATCCCAACGAGAAGGGATGAAATTACTTTAGCGCCCATTTTTTACAGCATTGACTGCCGATTTGTATCCATCAACAGCCTCCTCAATAGCAATGTTTAGTGTCAGTATCTCGGCGAGGTTATACGTTCCGTCTTGCGTCTCTCTGTACGTGCAGAGCGGAGCAATAACATTAGGTATCCCCGCGCATGGGCGCATGAAAAACCAGTCAGTTATTCCTTGCTTTCGTCCCGAGCATCTGCGCTTGCACTTTGCAGATAATCGAAAAAATCAAGGAGGTTTGACCGTATACCTCCGGCGACTAATATCAAGTATCCAGACATATTTCCCTGGAAATCATCAACCGAAACGATATTTTCAGTTCCATTTTTCACTGTTTTCCATAACACAATATCTGATACCCTCGACAAGGTTTTCTCACTCATGGAGAGCAGTAAGCCAACTATCATTCCATCATCTATTTCGATTCCTGACGTGGCCTGACGCAAGGCAAGGTTGCCACCAATCAAACTCAGCAACTCACGCTGTCTTGGTGCCGTTGCCTCAACCAGATTGTACTGCTCTTTGCCGACAATTATTTTGTGCAAATGAGACATTACAGACCACCCTTCGTTTCGTTAAACGAGTTAAATTCGATGATGTACTGGTCATCGGTAATAGTCTGCCCTATCCGGCTATGGTCACCGACGTTGACGATAACCCCCTCTGTGTAGATGCCACCCTCAAGAGTGCCAATAACAACGTGAGAAATTGTGATATTGGTGTTTGAATTAAACAGCCCCATAAAAAAACCACTGTCAGCAGATCCTGGCTGTAGATTCAACGTGATAGTTTTACCTGGGTTCTCCCTGTCAAGTCGCACAGCTCCGCCACCTTGCCCTCGTCGCAGCACGCTTTTCGGGTCAATGGGTGATATCGTCACACACGGATCAGAATCACCCCATTGGGTAATGATACGACCGTTTACCGTAAAAACATTGTTTTCGGTGCTTAAATTTTCCACTGTATAAACCCTCAGTAAACGTCTACGCTAACATCGACAAGGTGTACCGCTCCCGCACGGAACAAACGCACGCGGATAGGCGCTGACTTCCTCTCGCTTAGATCGCTGGACGACAAGCTCAGAATATCCTCTGGCTTTGTCAGGATCTCATACCCTGCGGTGAATTTTTCCACTCCGTCATCAGGGTCTGTATAATTTCTCGGGCCAAGATAACCATTTGAAATATACTGCTCGCAAACCTCTTTTGCTGATCCAATTAGCATGGCCTGACCGGCTGGAGTTTGTGGCAGTTTTGTTGTCTGGTTAGCCGTCACGTTGAACAACGAAACCTTCAGGGCATTGACAAACGCATCCAGATTCACGACATCATCCACGTACTCGTTAAAAGAAGAATGAGTAATGGAGTTGATCACCCGGCCACTATCGATAGCACCTTGCAAATCTACCTGTGTGTAAAAAATTGCCTTTTTAGTCGGCAATTGCATGGCGGCATATTCTGTCGCTGTCAGTGATTCTGCGGCAACACCCGGCAGTTTTTTGAATTCTCCGGTAATCGTACTGCGTGCCTGGCTGTAATTAACGGCAGCAAACAATGCGGCAAAACTGATACCTGCATACGGGTCAGTGGCATGGCTAAGTGTGTACGTTCTGCGGCTTCCTGCGGTGGTTAATACCGACGCAATATCTGTGGTCGACGCGGGATCACGCACTCCAACAGACAGAGAGCAGTTTGGAACAAATCGGCCATTGGCGTCAGCCCACACGGCCAGAGCCGGAAAATTAGCTTCGTCGGCGTAAACGTCTGCGGTAAAAAATGTCCAGTACCACCACGTCTGATCAGAAGCTTTTCCCAAGGTGGTGAGCATGGTATCCAAATCAGTAATATTCGACCGGGCATAAATACGCAATTCGCTAGGCTGCGGAATCATCGACAACCAGCGCGCGGCAGCTTTGTACGTTTCGGTCGTATTTATAAAATCTACCTGAACATCAGCCAGTGTTTTATACGTACGAATCGTGTCAACAGCCATTCCTGCGGGCTTTTCGGCTTCCGGAGAAAACAACATAGCCGATCCAAAATTGGCAAATGCCAAGCCACCCGGGGATAGACGGGTGACAATCCTGATAATATTCTCTACGCTATAACTCATAATTTACTCCGGTGGCACGGTTATTGTTTCTTTTGCAACCTCGGTGCCAGTTTCATTTTCCGCTGACAGGGTTGATTGATAAATAGCGTTTGATGTGACGTTTTGAGTTTCAAGAGTAGATACAGTTATTGTCACCTCTGCCCTCGCCTCTTTCTGATTAGATTGCAGCGCCGTCAAGTCGTTGACCGGTCCTGTTGATATCCACCCCACATTGTTTGCCAGCAACAGATTGTGCACATCGGTGCGCTGTTTTGCACCAAGCATCATGACAGCATAATCGTTTGCATTGCCACGGTAAAAATTAAGAGAGACATCACGAATAATGCTTTGCCTTACC